TTGCTTTTGATGATGTGGCTATATGTGTTCAGGGTGATGTTTTTGTCAACATGCCCAAGCCTGCCGCTCAGTGTCACCACATCCACACCGGCAGAGATAAGCAAAGATGCATTTGTGTGCCGGAGTTGATGGTAAGTTATCTTTGGCAGGTCATGACGCTTCAGAAAGCCCGTGAACCAGATATAAGGCCTGTTCGGGTGGATCGGTGTTCCGTCCTCATTCAGAAATACATGCCGCTCCGCATTCCAAGCCTCTCCCAGCTTGAACAGTTCCTCTATCTGCTGGCTTCTGTGCTGCCTGATAAACGCGGTGACGGTTTCTGACAGAGTGATTGTGCGGAACCCGTTTTCGGTTTTAGGCGATTTCTCAATGATGCCGTAGCCGTTAACATACTGACGCTGGCGGCTTACTGTGAGAATTCCTTTATCGAGGTTAATATCAGACCACTTCAAGCCCGTGATTTCCCCTGTTCGCATTCCGGTGTCTACAGTCAGATATATCATGGTCTTATATCGGAGCGGCTCACATTCCAGAGCATCAAGCATGGCGGTTATCTGTACGTCGTCATAGTAGGCGGGTTTATATTTTGCCATCTTTCCGAGGTCTACTCGCTCAGCCGGATTTGAGGTTATGAGATTCCATTTCACGGCCGTGGAAAGAATAGTTGATATTGTGCCGTGATGATGCCGGATGGTCTTATCTGATAGCTTGCTTTCGTCAGCACAGAGAAACATTTTCCGGATATCGGCCTTCAGGGCAGAACATAATTTCTCAGCAGTTTCACGTTTGGTGGGACTGCCATTTTTTATGCGCTGACAGGTCTTGAATGAAACGCCTGAGAGCTTCACAAGTTCCAGAATGGTGTATGATTCCAGAAGTTTTAACAGGGTGTCGGAAGGTGTAAGAAGGGTGTCTAAGCGCACATTGTCCTCATGCAAATTGTTGTAAAATTCCATCAGGTGATGAGGCTGTAGCTTGGACAGTTTTATATGACCAAGAGCAGGAAGTATCCGCTTTTCAAGGCGCATTTTATAGGGTTTTAGTGTTCCCGGCGCAAGGCGTTTTTCAGCATAGCTTTCAAGCCACTTATTTGTGAATTCGCCAAATGTCATGTTTGCACCATCAAGGTATGTGCCCGTCTCAACTTCACGCTCAAATAAGACGGCCTGCCGCTGAAGCTCTTTTTCAATCTGTTTTGGTGTCATGCCCGGAGCGGGTGTCCATGTCATTTTCTTTCGCAGCTTGCGCCCGTCCGTAGAATAGCCGCAGCTGGCGGTTATGCGGTAAGAATCACCGCGCTTTTCAATGCTGGCCATTAGGCATCACCTTCCATCCACTTGGCGGACGAAATGGACGAGATCATTTCATCTACTGATATTTCGTTGGCGCGACATTGTTCTAAAATTTTTTTAGCAGAAGATTTCCAGCGATCAAATCGCTCCGAGATATTCGAAATGTGACCATTGCGCTGCTTTCTTGCGTTCTGTGTTTTATATATTCGACGATACTCCTTGAGAATGTCATCATTGCTCAACTTGTTTTCGTACCCGACTTGTTTACATGTCTTGCTGTTTCTGAACTCATTATCGCAGTATATTTCATCAGACCTATACGAGGGTATAAAGTACTTTCCACAATTTTCACATCGATTAATATGAATTTTGTTTTTCATTACCAAAAATGCGTCAATGGTAGAAAGGCTCATCATCTGTGTTGATGTAAATGAATCAACGAATTTATAGTCATTATCTAGTTTGACAATGATTGGTTCATATACGCAATTACCCGCAAAGGATGAGTGAATATAGCCATCCAGAGTTAAAAGCCACTCCCTCATTTGAGATGATGCATCATTACCTTCCTCGCTAAAATGGGGATGTGTAATTTTCCAAATGCCCTCTACATATTCATGCGCCAATCTGGTGCTACTGCAAAAACTAAGGGCACGCTCGTCACGGGGGTCAGCCGCTAAATAATCATTTAATATCAAAGGCGCGAATTGTTCTCCAACGATGCTCACAAGGCAACCCTTAGCGGCATCGTAATTTGTAAAATTTTGCAACACAGAAAAAATTTCGATTTGCTTGTCACCATTGTGAAGGTTAGCAAGATAAATAAGAATTTCGCCAATGTGTAGTTTGTGCCAAGGAGATCCGAAGTCATTTCGTACTGAATCATAATTGAAAATATTAGATAGCGCCCCTAAATCTTCTGTAACAATGCTATATTTTTCTACCATTTTCTAATTGCCTCCACTTGTAGACTGATGCAAAATCAGTCAAACGCATATAGACTGACTATAAAATATTTATAAAAAGTCTTGAAGCTAAATTACTCTTGTTGTATACTTGATGTAGACACTTTATCATGCAAAAAAGAATCTGTCAACAACAAGAATTATGGAGGGAAGCATGAAGAACCAAGACATTAGAAGGATGGCTGCTGAAGCGGGAGTGAGGCTTTGGCAAGTAGCGGAAGAGTTGGGAATTGCGGACAGCAGCTTTTCCCGCAAACTGCGCAAGGAACTGCTGGTTAAGGAAAAAACAAGAATTTTTGAAATTATCGAACGTCTGTCAAAGGCGGTGGGTTAATGGCACGCATGAGAACTCAATCCCAAGCCTTTGAATGGCTTAAATCGCACGACCCGGACACCGCACTCACAAAGACTGCACTGCGAAGGCTCATCATTACCGGGGCAGTACCCAGTGTTCGCGTCGGACAGAAATACCTGATTTCGTTGGAAGCACTGGAAGATTATCTGTATGGTTCTAAGGCAGTGTCAGAACCGATATCTATCCACGGCATCAGGGAGGTACGAGCATGAATGGGAAACAAAGAAACCGCCCCAGTGCAGCAACACCGGAGCGGCCAGCGGGAGCAAAAACACCAGACACGGCAATTTCTGATCCCAACAGTAATTGTACCATATCACAGCCAATGGGTGCAATAGCCCGGATTCTTCCGCAGGGTGCGGAAAATGCTGTGAGCACAGCGGAGCTTGTGCGGCTAACAGGATTACGGAATTCCAGAACGCTTCAAATAGCAATCGCTACTGAGAGAGAACGCGGTGCGCTTATTCTCTCAACGACGAAGGGTGGTTACTTTCTGCCAGATGATGGCGAAAAAGGCCAACAGGAAATTGCCGAGTTCGTCCGGACTTTGAGGGCACGGGCGATAAACACATTCCGTGCTATGAGAAGTGCGAAAAAGGCATTATCTGGTGTTGAAGGTCAAACGGATTTGGGGGATATTTAGTGGGCGCAGAGAAAACTAAGCGATACTGGTGGCTGAAGTTGAAGGATGACTTTTTCGACCAAGTTGTAATAAAAAAATTACGCCGCATGGCTGGTGGCGATACATACACTATCATCTATCTCAAAATGCAATTGTTGAGCCTCCAAAATGAAGGGGTAATCCTTTTCGAGGGTGTCGAAGACAGCCTTGAAGAAGAACTTTCTTTGCATATTGATGAAACAGTTGAGAATATTCAAATGACATTACTATTCCTCAAAAAACACTCTCTTTTAGAAACACTGTCCGAATTTGAACACGTATTGCCTGAAACTGTGAAAAATATAGGCAGTGAGGGGCTTTCCGCCGCTCGGATGAGGAATCTAAGGGCAAAGCAAACGTCACCAAGTGACGCGCTCACGTCACAAAGTGCGCACAATGTTGTCACGTGTGACACAGAGATAAGAGTTAAGAGAGAGATACCCCCTATATCCCCCAAGGGGGACGACGATGTTTTTGAAAAGTTCTGGAAGGTTTATCCTCGGAAGGTGGCAAAACAAAAGGCTCAAAAGGCGTGGACAAAACTCAAAGTCACACCAGAGCTTTCCGAAACTATCATAGCAGCTGTTGAGGCGCAGAAGCTCTCCGGACAACTGCAAAGGGAAGATTCACGATTTATCCCATATCCTGCCACATGGCTTAACAGCGGCAGTTGGGAAGATGAGGTTGAGGCTGAAGAAATCCCCAAGAGGCGATTTGTCCAAACGGGAACTTTTGATAATGGCGAGGCTGAAGGGTACTGGGAGGACTGCAAATGTTGAACGCTGAAAACGCTGTTCTCGGTTCTGTTTTGATTGACAGCAACTGCCTTGGGGATTTGCGAGGTATCGTTACACCGGATGATTTCCCAACGGAACGGGGGCGTGATATCTTCAGGGCAATGTGTCACTTGGCTGACAAGGAAAAGCCTGTTGATCCGCTTGTGATTCTGGAAGCCATTGGTGGTGGAAGGGAATCCGAGCTGTTTCTGCTGGACTTGATGCAGATTACTCCCACGGCTGCTAATGCGAAGGAATATGCCGAGCTTCTGGCGCAGAAGGCCATGGGACGAAACTTGCACAATGCACTTTCTGACGGAATTGACGAGTTGGCTTCAGGCGGGAAACCTCGTGCCGTCTGCGGAAACCTGCAAGGGCAACTTGAAAGCATTGCTTCCCGCGAAAGTGGTAAAGGGCTAATTTCTTCGCTTGATGCAATGGTGGAATTTGCGAATTATCGGGACGCGCTTTCTGAAGGAAAAACCAGAGCGGCAGTCAAAACCGGCTATACCGCGCTTGACAATATGCTTGGTGGCGGACTGGTGCGCGAGGGTCTGTACATACTCGCCGCCCGCCCTTCTGTTGGTAAGACCACAACGGCTCTGAACATTTGCGAGAGCATTGCTGAGGCGGGGAAGGCGGTATTGTTTGTGTCACTGGAAATGTCTACTCGGCAACTGTCTGCTAAGCGGATTGCGATGGAGTCCGGATTATCTTCTCAGTATATTTTGAACAAGAAAGCTCTTGGCGATGAAGAACAAAAGAAGATGTTCCGAGCCATTTCTGCGATAGGTGATCGGCCACTGTCTTTCAATCGCTGGCCCGGTGCTACTGTGGAGGATATAGGCTTTCTTGCACGTCAAATAAAGGGGCTGGAACTGGTGGTAGTTGATTATCTGGGACTTATCAGCACTCGCGAAGGCCGCAGCCTGTACGAAAAAATCACCTATATTTCCGGCGCACTCAAACGTCTTGCGCGTTCTCTGGGGGTTCCGATATTGTCACTAGCCCAGCTCAACAGGGAAACCACCGGCCGCAAAGACAATGAGCCGAAGCTATCAGATTTGCGGGACAGCGGTGCTATTGAGCAGGACGCGGACGGGGTTATGCTGCTTCACTGTCCAACTGGTGTGCCAAAAAGTGAGAACGGCATTACACCGGCAGAATTGAGGTTAATTCTTGCGAAAAACAGACATGGCGCAACCGGGGACATTGGGCTTTCGTTCTATCTTGCGTCCGGCAGGATTAAGGAGCATTATGGGTAAATCTTCACAGCGCAAAGGCGCATCGGGGGAGCGGGAACTTGCAGAGCTTCTCCGCGACTACGGGTATAATGCAGAGCGGGGTGGCTCCCTGACATTTGGCAGCACACCGGATGTCACAGGTCTGCCCGGAATACATATTGAGGTCAAGCGAACGGAGCGGCTAAACGTTCTGGAAGCCTATCAACAGGCTGTGAGGGACGCAGACCGGTTTCAGGACGGCGTACCGGCACTGTTCCACCGACGCAACCGCTCCCCGTGGCTGGTGACTTATGAGCTTTGAGGACTGGATGACGCTTTATCAATCTTAGAATTTTCAGTTCAACATTTTTCAACAAATCGCCACCAAAAAGTGAAAGTTCCGAAAAGTTCCGGCAAAAGAGTATTCCAGTATAAATCTTTTGAATAACAAGTTCGGAACCGTTCGGTTGCAACATTTGCAATGCCCTAACGCGCACACGCGCGAGGCTGGACACTAACATTTGTTAACAGGCTGCATGCATGGAAGTCTGGGTTAGACAGAAGCCATATTTCTTTTATGCGACTTTTCGCGTCACTTTGTCACAAAAAATCACACAAAAAGCAAGGAGGACAATTATGTCTTTATCAAGAATCGAACAGGAAACAATCATAGTTTTCAACGAAGCTGAATCCACAGCTTGTATCCAAGTACATAACGGGCGCATTCGCCGGAGGCTTGAACAGATCCGCGCAGAGCGTCCGGAAGATGTGAGCATCGACCATGACGGCGATTATATTATCCCGAAAAGCTGGATTAAAATAAATCCAAAGCGGATTGTGACCGAAGAAGAACGACAGCGCATGGCTCAGAACTTCAAACATCGATTTTAAGCTCAAAATCGTGCAGACGGCAGGGCGCAACTGATATTCAAACTTTCAAGTAGGGTAAGGACATACCTAGACATTGAATATTTTGAAACGCCCAATAGCGCAGGGGCAAAAAGGGGAGCTATCCGAATCGGGTGGCTCCCCAAAGTGCGGGAAAGTGCGGACAAAAAGAATCTGCAATATAATAATGCTTTTTGGTGGCATTTTTCGGCAGTTTCGCATGGGGCGTGGAATTGCGCTGTGCGCGGCAATCATGTCCTGCCACAGCCGTCATCTGCCTATCAAAAAATAATAACTGGAATTCTTCGTTAAGGTCGTACAGCCCGGATGTGCGAAACCACCCTTCGGTGAATGAAAATCCGTCCACACGTGTGGAATCACTGTCCACACGCCCAACTTGATATGCTTTACACAAATCTAAAAAGTGTGTGGACATTCTGCTAAGCAATAAGCTATAGTTGCTTGCACTGGATTTGCCCCAATCAAGCAATTCGCCGATTTCGCGTTGTGTCATCCCCTCATCCTTCAACCGCCCGACACATCAAATAAATCCTGCTTGCTACAGTTCATAGTCCTTTTTGCGTGCACTATGCGCGTTACAATGTCCCTATATCGCGTGTGTTCAATGTCAACATATCCTTTTTAGGGTGTCCGATATGTCCGGATGCAATAAAAGGTTTCCAGAATTCAGGAAACCTTATTAAGCCAATGCATGATATAGAAAAAGCGGGAGCTATCCATTTGGACGGCTTCCGCTTTGTTGATTGTGAATCCTGAAAGGTTGCTCAAAGATGCCTCAGTACTACCACGATAGCCACGGATAATTGCATAAATAATACACTAGATTTGCGATACCCAATAAAACATAAATCCCCACCACGCGAAGGAAGACTTTTTTGTGCCTCCAAAGCAGACAAACTATCAAAGGAATAAGATATAGCGTAAATGCCAAAGCCAGCTGCAAGGATGCGGAAAAAACAGACACTTTTGTATCTTCGTAACTGGGATATCTGGAATATAAAAACTGGTAGCGCCCGGCAGAAATTGTTCCGCTAGAAGTTGAATTGCTGCCGGACAATTCGTGATGCCAACTATATAGCGGACCCAACGCCAGTGCGCGCCATAGCGGGACAAAATAGTTTTCGTATTTCATGCTATATGGAACATATTCGTCAATGCTATAGCTGGCATATTCCTCGCCGTCAAAAAAACGAATACCCATCCCCAACTTCATAAATAGATTGTGTTGGGAATCATAAAAATAATAGTATCTGCTGCTGCCCGCAAAGGTATCATTATTCAAAACGCTAATAATGTCTTCTTCTGTGCGGCACTCCTGTCCGTGATATGTAATACTGGGAGAGGAACCGTTATAAGCGAAATCTCCGTGCTCATCTATGAAAAGGGTTAAATCATGCGACGGTAAGCCAGCGATTTTGCTATGCTCATTTTGTACAGGCATGAAATATGCAAAGAAGAAATACACAGACAATATTACAAAGCATACTATGGCAGTCACAAGAGTAATTTTTTTCTTAATCCTATCCGACATTATTATTCACCTTTATCCAATCGATTTGATAGATTCAGCATCACTCCACGTATTCCATGATGTCGCCGGGCTGGCAGTTGAGGTATTTGCAAAGGCTTTCTATTGATCGGGTGTCAATATGACCTTCTCCTTTGCGTATTTTATCAAGTGTTGCAGTGCCAACGACCTTGTCGGATTTAAGTTTATATAAACTCATGCCTTGGTTTTTAAGTAATGCAAATAGCTTGGTATACGTTATCGGCATAGTACTCCTCCATTCTGGTATAAGGGGGGATTTCTGAAAACTCATCCCACTCTTCCACGATACCATTATAGCATGGCTTTTGACCTATGTCTAGGTGTATTATACACAAAGAACTGACCTATTATTTGGTCATTATATCAATAGACAATGACCTAAACATAGGTTATAATAGAGACAGTTAAGAGGTTGAGGGAAGCGCCATTCCCAAGTAGGCCAGCGGCACGAACGGACTAATGCGGGCCCTCAACCACTGAGC